TTACCACCCGTTAAAGTTACCATCTACGTCATTCTTATAAACTCTCATGACACCAAAATTAGTGTTAATAGTTGGATTAGCGACGCCATCCACAGTACCAGTAAGAGTGATATTATTCGCTGCGGCATTTCCTGTTATGTCCTTGAAAACTACTGGCTGATTAGTTTCAACATAGTCAGCTAAATTGAATGCTGTGGCTCCGGCTGACGTATCAACTGAGACAAATTTGACTGCACCTAATCCTGCTACGGCAGCCTGAACCGCAGCTATTATTGCAGCAGTCGAATCAAATTCTTCTTTAACTTTGTTTATAAGACCAGCTATAGTCTGATATAGAGCATTATTATCAGTCTGAGTTTTGCTCTCAGCTAAATACGACGTTAAGCGACCCGCATCGAAACTCATGCCGGGAAATCCACCCAAAGGGGCTTAACGAAAATGGTAATGTCATTAACTCTCATTACTTCATTAATACCAGTAGTCTCTAGTCGTAGTTTACCTGCCTGACCCTGAAAATTAGCTAGTCTAGTTTTAGTGCGGGAATCAGGATATGCCATGCTAATAGGAACCAAGTCCTGAGTTATTACTTCGTCAAATCCTTGCATTTGTGGACGGAGATTACCATTACCCGTCACTCGAACTCGAATCGCGCCGAAATGGAGTATTCCACCATCTCCAGGCATTACAAATCCCTTATGAATGCTGTTTCAACAAACACGTTTGGAATAACAACATCTGCATCACTTGGTATACCCGGAACCCTATCAGAAGTTCTACCAGTTCCCGGTGGAAAATTACCACCTGGAAATGTCGGTTCAGGGAAGAATAATCCTCCACCAAATGATTCATCTAACACCATAACAGTTACGTGTTCACCATTTCCTACAGTGATATTGCTTACATCATTATTTACGTCATTACTTACCATGTAATGTAACGTGAATCCTGGTGGTAATATCTCAGCTATTGAATAGCCAGAACCAGGAACTACGTTGAAATCTATACTTTCTTCACTATGCAAAGTAAATGAAGTAGGTGATAATCCACCTCCAGCCGTGAACGAGAATGGCTGTGTTGGATTAAATGGATTAGTTACTTTACCAACAGTTATTTTGCCCGTGGCAGCGGACTTGAGAGTATTGGTGATGGTAACAGTGACAGTTTCCCCGGCCGCAACACTAATGGCATTAGCAGGAGACCCATTACTAACACTAATAACAGTATCATATAGGGCATTGGATGATTCACTGACTTCATAATTACTCGCAGGCGTAAGCCCTGAATGGGTCATTGAGTCGCCATCAGCCAGTTGATAAGTTGATGGCGATAGATTGACAGTGTTTATATCGAATAAAGTAGTATCAGAGGGTATCGTTACTTTGTTGACAATTATAGTTCCTAATCCGGAAGTAACAGGAAGTTGAACAAATGGACATGAAAATGACGGTCCAAATTTACCTAATGGAGTAGCAGTTACAGCTGCATTATAAACACTAAGCTCATACTCAACATATAATCTGTCAATTAATATAGAACCATCAGAGCACTTAACATTTCTAAATTCACTAATGCCCTGAGTTACTCCTGCAATTCTTTGATGTGTCCATACGAAGAAGGAATTAGGGTCATCATTAGCATATGCTAATCTTGGTCTAGTTCCTGCTGGAAATGCTGTCACTCCAAAAGAATAAGTATTAAGTAATGTTCCACTCGTATCATATCTTCTAGCTGTTGCAGTAAGTCCTACCGTCTCACTGGTAAGAACAACAATAGTATCATCAGCTAAATAGAGAATATCTGATATGAGGTCATTAGCTCCAGTTCCACCTACTAAGTTACTTAATGCTGCACCACCAGTAATATCCCATCGTCTTACCGGAGTATTGAGCACATCTTGAGCCCAATAAAGAATGCTCTGCGCGTTATTAGCTGCAAGAGCAGACATTCCATTGACAGGTAATACCGTCTCACCACTTATAGTTCCAGTAGGACTAACAGTATAAAATCTAGCTGGATTAGTTTGTCTACCTACATAGAACATATTTCCACCGCGACAGGCTCTAATTCTTTCAGAACCACCCGCGGGATTAAATCTAGTAATCTCAGTAGTTAAATCAGCAGCAAATTCAACTATTTCACTATGTAAGAAATCTTCCCAAAGACTAATACCGCTTGGTAATATATCAGCTGCTTCACCATTAGGAAATGGGAAAAGAGCAGTTCGTATTGTATGGTCTGCACTTAGGTCAAGTACTACTGCTGGTCTATTTGATGAGTCATCATTTACAAGTAAATCACCTGCTTGAAATGGACTGGTTGGGGCACGTTCTATATCAATACTTAGTATAGCTGGAGAAACAGAACCTGCTGATGGTGATGCTTTGAACCAATATGTAACTCCAGCAGTAACTGGAATTTGCATTCTAAGGTTTTCAGTAAAAGCACCACCATTTAATCCTAAATAAACAGTTGTTGCATTTGGAGAGAATACAGTAGTTCTGACTTTATAGGTAGTTAGGTCTCCAAAGAACCATGTTCCAATTACACCTGTAAATGGAGCAGTAAAGATAAACCAAACATCCTGAGTTACTCCATCAATATTAGCATCTAAGGTAATATTGTATGGTAAAGTGGTTGAGCTATAAAATGGGCTAGCAAAACTAACAATTGCACCAGTAGCAGTCCAAGTATGTCCATTTCCAGAATCATCCGTTAAATCAGTATTATCATCTAGAGGTGTATCAGCTATTAGATTTGTTGCTAAAACGGCGCTGGATGATGTTCTTTCATTTTCAATTTCACCAGCACTTAATAATCTTTGCCATACTCTATCATATGCTAAATTATTATTAACAGCAGGATATGTTGTATCTCCTAGTAATTGTTCTTTAGTTTCAACGAAAACAAAAGTACTTAAATCCTTTACAACAGAACCAATACTAGCCGCAACACTATCAATATCTCCTCTTAATAAAGTAAGAGTAGTAGTGGCTGCATTATACTGAATTACATAGAAATTCCAATTAGTGTTAGTTGCTTGTAACCCCGTATTTACTGAAACTGCTCCATCCCATAATTCTACAGCGACACGCTGTGAATCATCCATGAAAAAATCAACATATGGATTAACAAATGCAGGGTCTCCATATGCTAATCTTGTGTTAATGAATTCACCAGCCGCAGGAGCAACAGGAAATCTTGCCCAAAAAGAAATAGACCAATTAGTAGTAGGATTAAATGAAGCATTCCTACCTAAAAACTTACCGCCTGCTCCAGATGCAAGACCAACAGACATTATCGTTTACGAAGCATGAAATACCAGAAAACACAGTAAGCACAAAGCCAAAGCCACCAGTGAATTACATACCAAGTTGGGGGTTTATCAATATTCATGGAACCGTTTTAGCTCCAATGATAAGCTGATTGATGTTCATCATCGTTATAGTAGTTACACTGAATGGAAATTCCCAAGGACACCACTTGATATTTTTGGGGTCCAATCCATCTCCATAATCAGCATAAAGTATCTTGAATGTCGGTAGTGTTATATAGAGTCTCTTAGAGAGAGCATCATTCATTATCTGAACATGACTAAAGGCTAATCTTGTCACATGGTCATCTTGTGACTTTAGTGCCATCCAGAAATCTTCTACTTTCCAGCTAAGTTCTGGACGAGCAAAAGAACCATTAAATATCATGACTCCCGAATAATTAGTGATAATACAGAATTCAACATTGATGCCTCCAGAGTCGAGGACTTCGGCAATACCATGAACGCTGCATCCTGCTCCTTGGTCAATTGTAATACCCGGCCAGGTAGCAGGCGTATCGTCATTATCGTTATAGGAAAAGGTTCTGGTATTCTTAAATAGGTATAAAACATCTCGATACTCCTGCGCGTTAGTTAACGGGGTTCCATCTAATGGTGCAACGATTAATCCATCTACTTGACTGATTGCTTCTGGTTCACCTTTTGCGCTCACACGCGCGGTAGACACCTTAACGAAGTCATCATCATCAGTAGGGTCGCCCCATTCTGCTACTCCTACTAATCTGTCATGATAAGTGCTAAGAGCTACAAAAGCAGGTATTTCCTCAAAATTATCAAGTAAATGACTTGCGTCCTCTAGCAAGTCAGCATCGAAGAAATCTACTGTAATCGTATTTCCTGTATTGTCATTTATCTTTCCATTGGGGACAAAGAAGTATTGATAGCCTTTCTTGTCTCCAGTGTAGAGAGTTGGATTAATAGCTTTGCTTGCTATGATATGACGTGCTACAACGAAGCTATCAGGACTAATAGGAACATTCGTGCAGGACACCGCATGGGTGTTCGTTCCAATGATATTATCAGTGCTCAGTAATGGGTCAAATCCAGTGAGAAATCCTGTATCAGTTTCATATACAACACCAAATAGATGAACTCCAGCCTCAACATGGCCGGGGAACACTAAAGTTGTTGTCATACTAGTGGTAGGACCTGCTCCAGCCGCTTTACGAGCAGGATTCCCATCACCCATATAAACATATAAGAACTCATTTTGGAGTCCTGTTACGCCATCAGATGGACTAATATATGCACGACCAGCAACATTGACCATATCGAAATCGGTCATAGCTGCTATTGTAAGAATTAGAGTAGTAGAAACGCCGGGAATTACATGGTAGATGTTCCCGAGATTATCGAGAACTATCAAAGATTCTTGGTCGTTATGCACATATGTATAGTGCCTAACAACCTGCTGGACAGAACCAGGAGTTCCAGCCGGTGGGAATATGTTTAATCCATCTCTAGTTGCAAATCCAGATTGGATATATTTAATGTTATTACAATCGGTAAAATGGTCTAATGGGCAAGATTCTGGGTCGCCCCTTGCCCATAAGCCCCCAAACTCAGTTATAGCTATCGGCTGATGGTCGCGCATTACTATGTGACAGTAAGCGTGAACACGTTTGGTGCAACGACAGTCAGCGTATAGGTGGTAGCTGCCGAAACATCAATCTTGGTAGCCTTACCACCCTGAAACAGAGTTAGCACTTCGTTATCACAATCTAGCTCGAATCTGTTGACACCGGCAAACGCCTGTGCAGTCATCGTAACACCTGCACCAGTTTTTCCAGTAACGGTTGCTGTAGCTGGCATGTCTTAATCTCCTATGCAGGTTGCCCGAAAGCTAACGCTGCTTGGTCTGTGACGTAGTTCATCCACACGTCAGATGCCGTGCCTGTATAACCATTGGCAGGAGCAATCTGTGCCTCCGTGTTCTTAAATTGATTAAGAAGTATTTGATTATTCCCACCACTACCTAATGCATCGGTGGAGATAACCTTATTAACTGCACCTGAACCAGCAGTAAGAAACTGATTCTCTCTAATCAGTCCCTTGCTAAGAGACATCTTTATATCGTTCAGATTTCCCTCAAACTTAGAGTTGCGAATTTCCCAGAGAAGGGGGACTGCGATTGCCATACTAATACCTTTGATGGCTGTATCTCCCAGTCCTTGAAACCTACAACCGTTTATTAGTATACCACCGCAGCCCCCAACATCCTCTATTCCTATACCATTCGCACCCCCACCCACGAAGTAGCAGTTAATGAATGATGCATGACTACCATCCATATCTGCTGCTACTTCGGCGCGTGATAGTCTTACGCAAGCTGAACTAGCAACTGGAGCAAACATCATGTTGATGATTGTCCATGATTGCTCTCTCAATTTGAGTAATGGTGTAGTTGCTGTCGGAACAGCAGGAGAAAGCCATGATGCACCACCACCTGTCGGAACACCACCATCAGTAGCTTGTCTCGGGCGGTTACAAGCTCCAATGATAGTTACATCGAACACGTCTTGTGGCGCTACACACTGCTCCTTCACTACACCATTAACTAGAATTTGGTCGTAATTTGCAACAACTGAGAGAGCCTTTGCCATTGTAGCAAAAGCTCTATCCCATGCAAGACCATCATTAGCATCACTGCCTGCAAAAGTGCTAACAAAGTAGGTCCGACCATTACCTATAGTCATCGGCGCGAATTGGCCGGCATCGTTAAGTAATGCATAAGCATTACCTACGGCGACTCCTTTCTGCGCGGCGACTATTCGTGCCCAAATACTGTTAACTATGTTGGATGGTGTGGGCATTAGAACCAACCTCTTGATTTCCACGCAGCCCTAAATGGGCGTCTGCGAACTGGCATGTTTTGACGAGATTTTGTATTTATTCCCAAGAACCTATCAATGGCTAATTGAGCCTCACCATTGAGATAAGTAGCACGAGTTTCGTTCTCACCTATGTAGTTAGCACAAAGAGCAGCAGTTCTATAGGCAAGGAACGTCTTGCCATTAAATATGGGGACATTAGTCTTTTCATCAACAATGGTAGGAAGATTAGCAGCTACGAAGTTAATCTTTATCAATCTGACTGTTGTAGCTCCAACTGATAAAAATTCTACATATTGCTGATTAAACGTGTAATAATTAAGAAATGAAGTAGGAACGCTGATATTCGGTAAGAACTCTACACGTTGCATCGTAACAAAATCTTCAGATGACCCACTAGTTTTCTCGAATAATTCCTGTATTTCTATTAATTCTAATGGTAAAGGAGGACCCGTAGGCCCTCCAATATCCCTCATTCCTACACTTACAGTGAGGTTGGCAACTGATTTATTAGAAATAGGGACATTATTGAGTTCCAGTAGTTCTTCCATCTCGTTGTAGGCAAGACGGAAGTATGGTAGTTGATTCGTGAAATTATACACAGTCATTGCCGTATCATTTAGTAACGCGGCAGACTGCTGTAGTATTGACTGAACCAACGTCGGAGCAGGCATAGTTTACTTCTTCTTTGTTGGGTCGAAATTGCCATCATACTTACGGCACATGCACGATTTCTCACCGATAAAGAAGTAGTGGAGCTTATCCGAGCAATTGATTTCTCTCGTTTTCTGTTTCTCGTAAGTTATTTTCTTAGTATCTTCGTTCCAAACACGAAGCATATTACACCGCCTTTTCTAGCCCTAATGCCTGGTATCTGGCTTTATCGACGATGGTATGGCAATTTGAGCAAACCGGGAAAGCAGGATTACGCATAGTGCCACAAGCAGGACAAGCAACAAGCTGAGACTGCTGTTCAAGCAACATCCAGCCCTTATCCTTTATACCAAGCTCTCTAGCAGCTAATTTTGCTAACTGGTCTACAGAACGAGGATTACCGTTGCTGTGAACCCAGAGCAGGTCAGCAACTACGATAAGCTCTTGATACCATCTCTTTTGTCTTTCGAGGGCAAAATCGAGCTTATCCTTGTATTCCTCGTGGATTTGTTCCACTGTAACTGCTAGTCCCGGCACGATAAACATACCAGGACCTTGCAATTCAGTGACTAGCTGCATTGGTTTGCACCAATCAGATACCACAGATTCTGCAATCAATGCTGAACCAGTCGGTATCTCTAACACCGTCTTTTCAGCATGGATTTCTTTCCACCAGCTACTACCGTTGACTACTAGAATAGCTGGTTTCTCGTATGAGCCAGCATCTATGGGAAATAGACCAGGCTCTATGGTCCAATTTCTATGGACTACTTTACGAGGGTAAATCGACACGATAGATGACTTATCGTGAGGATTAGGAGCACTTCTAATTGCACGTTTCTGATTGAAAACGTCGAATCCGGCAGCCATTATTTTTTCCCTTCAAAGTTAGAAGGAACTACAATTCCTTCCTTGTAGGCCAAAGCATCACTAACATCGGTTCTATCTCCGTATAATTCGTCCTGTATAGCCTTTATTCTCTTAGCTTCAGCATCTTCAGGTTCCGTATACTTGACATACGGAATCCCGACTGCTCTCGCACATTGTTCGTAAACTAGTTCAACTATGTATTTAATCGCATCCCAGATAGGAGGCTGATTCTCTGGATTCTCGAACACGAATACTGGCTCATACGTAGTCTTGACGACCATTTCACCGCCATGACTAACACCTGCCAGCATCCGTTCCAGAATGTATTTGTTATGAACCCACTGTCTATATTTTGGAACTTCTCTAACTTCGTTAACACGTCTTATGAGATAACCCTCTGGAGTTCTATCCTCATAAGCTCCATATCGCTTCTCGAATTGGTCCTCACTCCATACAACGCGCCAATTAGGGGCAGGGGAGCCCTGAAAGTAGCCATATTCCAGCTTTAATTTTTCGTTAAGTCGCTCTATCCGCTCTTGCGCTAGAGATAAGACGTTACTCATTACGAATTCCTCATACCTTGTAGTGTTTTACGAAGGTCCCAATACACAGAATCTGGATGATTACCGTGTGGTAGAGGGATATCCGATTCACACATGTTATACTTCTTGAGTATTTCTGTCATCTGTGCCTGAACTTTATCAGCTTCAGTATCACCCTTCGGAATTTCTACCTTAGCAGCCACATCTGACATTGGGACCACATAAGGTTCCTTTAGCTTAGGCTTAGGATTTATGACATCTGATGCAGCTTTTTCTTCTCTTTCCTCCGCAAACTTTTTAAGGTCTTTTGGCATATTGCTCTCCTTAGTGAACCATTCTTATTGTTCAGGGAAAGAATGGAGAAGAAACCCTGGGTGTAGAGTTCTCCCCCTGCCTACACTCCGGAGTTAATATACCATTTTCCGGTGGCCTTGGAGAACACCATGAAAACGGCCCTATTGATAACAGCGGTAATACCGATGAGAATATTACCTGCTGTGCTCAAGACTACTGAGCCATCAGTAGGAATTAACACTAAGAACGAGCAAAACCCACCCTGCGGTGCAGGCACGATAGTGTCCACCTGAGTAGTTCCGGTGACTCTGACAATATCGGTCTTTGCCTGAATTGTAGCTGCTGACGCTACAACACTTTCACTTAGCTTACTTGTAGTTCCTGGTATCATTTCCCTTCCTCCACCACCATAGGGAATGCCACACACTGTGGCCCACGTGTATCATATTCGACGTGCCAGCGCCCGTCTCGATATGAAGGTCTAACTATTACTTCACCCATATGTCCTACGGGAGTATCAACATCGACGTATATCTTAAAGCCGGCAGCGCGCACACGATTATATAAATCCACATCGTCGCACCACTCGTCCTTTTTGATTTGACCTAATCTAACCCACGGTTTCTCTAGTGCTTTGAACACATCTAGATTAAAGAGAACACAGCCTAACCCTGTATGACTAACTTCAAGCAATCCACGCTCTGTGCTAACATTATGCCAGAGTGCTTGCCCATCTTTTTCCTCACCAGTAAAGGTTAATCCCTGATGGGGATAATGATGCATTAGGTAGAAACCACCTACTACATCTTTATTGTGAGCCATTAATCTTTCTAACGTATCTGGCTTAAGTTCCATATCATCATCTATGAAAAAGATATGAGTGCAGTCATGCTCTAGTGCTGCTGTTATTAGTGTATTACGTGCTGCGGCTGGACTTGCAGCATGAACAAATGCTGCTACCGAGCCATCAGGCTTATGAAGTAGGTGAAAGTAATCATAGAACCACGGATACTTCACCACGTCTCTAGTCGCAACTACCATCATTATTTTACTCATCGGAATACCATATCCTTTCTTTAACTCTAGCTTTAGGGAAAAATACGTCAACTATTTCTTTAACGGCAGGCCAACAAGGGTCCCCATAATCATGACCACTTATTAACAGTGGATTACCATTAACGAAAGTTAACGCTTTTTGCACATCTCTATAAAATGGCTGATAGAGATGGTCCCCATCAATGAAGATGAAATCAGGCCGTAACGGACAAAGAAACTCATCAAACGATGTATTGAATTGCTTTAATCGTCCTGAATCGATATGTTCCTTAAGATTAATTTGAAACTGTTCCTTTACATACTTACCAGACGAGATAGCTATAGTTCCGTATTCGGTGAGGATAGCACCAGGATAAGTATCAATGCTAAAAACCACGCCATCAGTATTATCGCAAATTGCTCTTGTGCTCCGACCATAATAGCTCCCTATCTCTATTATACATTTTGACTTCTTAGCATTCTCCGCCAACCATCTAAGTTCAGGTGGGTCCATGTAACCTTTGATTTTCAGTGCATTATCAATGGAAATCATGAACCCACCCCAGAGCTATGCCGAGAGTATCGCGAAATACTTCGCTGTAACGGGGTCGAACACCATAAGCGTTACTCTGCTATTGGTGCCTGGTGTAGTGATTGCCGTTACATCGATATTTCCGGTAGTGCCAAACGCAGCCGGATTGGTCGCCGTAAACATGAGCGCCAATACGTGTGTGCCTGTTACTGGCGGTGTGATTCTGTTCACCGCCGTAGTTCCTGTAACTTTCGTCAGGAACGTAGTAGGAACAAGAGTAGCAGCAGCCGCTACCGTTACCGGCAATGGCTGTAGGTTACTCTGAACCGTGCTGAAATTCTGGAAAAGGGCATCAGGCATTGTTTCACCCCTTCCTAATAACCAGCCGGAACAGCTAGCACATCGATGTAGCTGCATCCTGCTGGATTGTTTACGAAGGTCTGCATTCCACAAACCATATAGAAGATGTCCGCCGTTGCGACACCTCCAGATGGGCCACGCAACTCGAAAATGTTGCGACCATCTGATTTGTAGAATCCTATTGGAAGAATCTCGCCACGACCCCAAACCTCATCGGTAACGAAGTCGATACGAGTTTTATCCCACTGGTAAGAAGGTCTAACAGGTGCTCCGGCCAATTGCATGTTCGAGCCGAAATACATGTTGAGAGCTTCTTCTTTGGCAGCTTTCTGAATAATGCTAACCTGCTGCCCAATTTCCTCGTATGCCTGCATCTGACACGGATGGAGCCAAGCATTCGGAGAGAAATTGTTGTCAATTCCAATACGGTTGCCGATTGCATTGATTGCCAATCGTGGTAGTGGAAGTGACAGCGCAGAACTAGCAGCATTCACCCTGTTTGCACGAATCTCAGGAGTAGTGGCTCTGTTGAAACCAAGCCACACACCAGTTGACGCATTGTTGTGATGGTAAGGAACACCATACAACGCAGGGAGAGCCGTAGGAATGCTAAGACCCTGTGTGACAACCAAGTCACCTACCGTAGAACCAGCTATTGCCGGTGTCACCTGCACGGTTTTGTTTGGCTTGTCATACGAGGTAATAACACCGCTGCCCTTAAGAGTAGCAAGAGTGCTATTGAACACCTGAACAGTCTGGCCGAACCTCATGAGATTCGCACCAAAACCATCCGTGGTGAATGTGTAGGTATCGACACCAGCCGTAGGAGTTGCAGTTGTAATAGTTCCGATTACACCTGTTCCGGGCTGCATCATCTGAGCGTCAATCTGTCTGCGAATCTCATCTAGTGAGCGCGCAGTCAGTTGTCGCACAGCATTGACGATGGATTTTCTATCGCTATCGGTAGCCCATTCTGTGAGCTTGGTATATTCAGTGCCTTCCTTGATGAAAACGCACTGCAATACAGCCTTGTCCCAAGTAGGACCGCCGCCACGACCTAAATCTCCACCTTCAGGGTCGAAATATCCGAAGTCACCACCCGGACGTATCTCTAACGGGATACGCATCAGACGGTTGGATATTTTTTCTACCTGTCGCTTGCGAATATTTGCATAGAACTTATCGTCTCGTTCAAAGAGTGTCTGAATCTTTGGAACGACTCTCTCAAGTTCTAATGCATCTACCGCAACTTCGGTAACTGCCATTAGTTCTTAGCTCCATATTAAACGAACAACGACTTGCGTCGCCGCGTTTAATACAAATGTGCTAGCAGCACTGTTGATGCCAAAAGAAGTTGGGTCTGTCAAATGCAAAGCTACGCCCGTGTCACCATTTACGCCCTTCAACGTAATGAGAGAGGTGTTACCTGAAGGTGGAACTATTGTACAGGCGGTTGCACCAGTAGGCGGAGTAATAGTGTTGTTACCTGCTGCGAGAGTCTGTAATTCCGTTTCCCCCGGACTAGAGGGATTGTTTGCAGCAGGTCTATCCCACTGAGATTCGATATCCCCAGTGAAATTAACTATTATTCGCCTAGATGACGTGACAGACATATTACTCCTGATTCAGATAGTCCAAGGTCGTCATGTTCTTGGGTATCGCTTTTGCTTTCTCTGTTACTGACTGTTGTGTGCTTCCAATTCTTTCTTGGCCGGAAGCAGTGCGGCCGGGACGTATTGGCCCTTGTTTATCTTTATCAGCGTTAGGGCCTTTCTTACCTTTAAGGACCTGACCACGAACTTTCGCCATCGTATCTCGAAGCATTGTACGAGAGCGAGAGAGATAATTCTTCTGAATTAGCTCTAGCTTTTTCGGGTCATATCCAGAATCTATGGCCTGTTTCCACAACCTATCGTGATAGGGTCGGAAATAGGTATCTTCCGAAAGTTTTTCGTGGATAGCACTCAGGGTGTCCTGAATAGCACCACGTTTTTCGTAGGCACTCATCTGACTGTTAGGGTCGATATGTGCCTCAATAGTTGCTTTCAGTGTATTATCAATACGACTGACAAGAGCACTGATAGCACCATTGTATTGCTGTTGCGCCCACTGATTTTGCGCCTGAACCTGTCTTTCATCAGGTTTTGGTTCCTCTTTAGCTAACCTCTGTGGAGGTTGATAATCCATATTGGGGAACAAATATTGATGAAGAACTATGGCAGCAGCTTCCTGTTCAGCATTGCTGCTTCTCTTAGCTGTGTTATACATATCAGAGATTATCAGCTTACCAATGTTGCTAATTACGGTGAGATAAGCAACTTGGTCAACTTTCTGTAATGCTGGTAGATAATTATCGACTAAACGAGCAAAAGCATTAGCATCGACCTGCTTAACTTCGCTCAGAATATCATCTATTTTTCCTGATAGAACATCAGTTTGTATGTTATCTAGTCTCTGTTTAGCTTCGACTAGTTCTTTAGCATCTTCAGGAGTTCCTACTAGCTCTGTGAACTCCTTATCCCTATACATAGCTCGTTCAAGGAATTTGAACTCCTTGAATAAGTTAGGATATTTAGCAAGTATTACCTTCTTAGGAACAGGGAATATAGGCTCATCGCCTTTATCCTCTATTTCAGGTTCCTCTATTTCTGGCTCTGTTTCTCCTATTGATGGTTCTTCTGTCCCTTCTAGTATATCTTCTGGTGCAGGTTCTTTTATCTTTGGTTCTACTAGTTCTATCTCCTTTTCAGGCTTAGCAGGGGTATCAACAGGGTCATCAGCCATTAAGAAATCTTCGGTAGACTGACCCTTATACTTGTCCTCAATAGGAACTGCTTTAGAAGGTTCCGACATTTTGTTTTACCTGTTGTGCTGCTGGTTTTTGCTGCTGATTGGGATTTCCGCTTTCGTTGGTATCCCCACCCTTTTCTTTGCCCTGTTCATCATCAGGAGCAGCATTTGCCTGCTGTTGGGCTTGTTGTTGCATCTGTTGCATTTGAATTATTTGTGTATGCTGTTGGAAATGCAGTAATACGTTCTGATATCCAGCAGGATTTTCTATTTTAGCAACTCTACCTGCTTCACTTATTAGCCATCTACGGTCTATTTCTGCCCTTAATGGATGGTTATCTAATATTGGGTCGATTGGAACTGATGGTAAAGTCTGCGGTGGAGTCATCATACCCGTCATCGGGTCAACTTGAACTCCAGTCTGCATAGGCTCGCTGTTGATGAGTTGTTGAATCTCATCATATTCAGCTTGCCTCTCATCCTCACCCGGTAATTGGAAATCTGTAAGGCCAATTGCCTCTTTAAGCAACGGCAAATTCTCTGGGTCGGCTAATGCTTCCATTACAATCGGATTTCCCGCTTGTAAAAGTTGCATTATCACATCTTTCTTCTGTGACCATGTGAGAGGCACATTTTCTGATGCCTCAAGCTCGATTTCACCTATTTTACCGATTAATTGACTCTTTCTAAGGAAAGTATTGACATAATTACCCATCTTATCCTTGGTAACTATGCGTTCATCAGCCTGTAAATCCTCTATATATGCGGGTATGACCTTTCCAAATATATTCTTCCACCACACTGTAAGCATCTTCCACGGCGTTTGCAACCGCTGAAGTGCTTGTGCCCTAGCCATTGAATACTGAGCAGCAGTCTTAGAGCTATTAGGAGCAGCACCACCGAAAATCTGTGGCAAAGCTCCACTAACCAATTGAGCAAATTCCTGAATTTTCTCACCAAACGGTAAAACCTCTTGTGAAAGTGTAGCGGTGCTAACTTGGAAGAAAGCATCACCAACTTTCTGTCCCGATGCAGGTTTAGCTCCATATATATCACCCGGTCTAACTTGACTTTGCTTATATTGATTAAGATTAACAACCTGAGTATCCACGAATGTTTGTGGAATACCGTGTTCAATCGTCTGTAGAACTAGACTTACGAGGTCATTTGTTATATCTTGGACGCCTCTAAGCTGCATTCCAAGTGCATCATGGTTAAGATGGTCAGCTAATGGGTTATATGTGAGTGTCCAGCAGTCGTCTAATGATTCGTTACACGCTGCACCAAATTCCTCATTAACTAAGACGACTTTTGCACCATCAGGATATAGCTTTTTGAGCTTTGCTGTATTATCAGGCTCTAGAATATTGAACGCGCAGGGCCTTAACCATGTATTCCTAACCGTAGGAGTATCCATTGGGAACTCCCCGGCATAATTAACAGGTAATCTACCCCATCTCTCATATGGGTCGCCAGTTCCAACTATGTTCTGTGAAGGCCCACTACCACGAATTTTATCCTTTAAGTGAGGATATCGTTCGATTACGTTAACAAAATTAGTTTCATAGGCCCAAATTAGGTAAGGAGTATCTTTCTGTTGCATTGCATAGTTAGCAATCTTGATATATAGCCCACCATAGCATTCTATGCACTGTCTAGTTTTCGGGTGCTTAGTAACTCCTACCACTCTAGTTACAATGAGTGGCTGTTTCTGCATCTCAGGGTCTAATTGAGAAGCACAAACAGGACAAATTGGCACCCCTTCATTAATAGTTATATCATCAAGAGGAACATCTGACTCATCAGGAGCAAATCTATCCTGTAACTGGTCAGTAAATTCCTCATCTATCATACGCTCACCACATGTTGGGCAAACGTATGCTTCTTCAGTTACTTGCTTTTCCTCATCTGTCTCATATGAACCATATGCAAAGTCCTCTTTAGTATAGTTATAGGCTGCAACCATGCCTTCGGTGCAATAGATATACAGAGCATGAAGCCAGAGGAGAATAACATCGTTGTGTTTGTAGACAAGTTCAGCGATTACGTTGCCCGCTTTCGCTGTAGATATATCATTAGGATTATCAGGATTATCCGGCGCACAACGTATCGCAGGTATGTTAACAGACAGAGCCGCGATAATTGCTTCGAGATATGCTCTATAGACGTTGACTCGCTTATCGTAATAGTCCTCGTCGGAATTCGTATTACTTTCTTCTCTTGTCCAAGTTCTGAAATCATGAGCTACCGAATCCCACCATATATTTGTAAATCCGTTCCAGTAATATTTAAGTTCCTTTAACTGTCTTATCATGCGCTGCCGAACAGAGAAATCTTCTCTGTCAAAGTGGTCAACGCACCGTTTTAACAATCTCTGGACTTCTTCTGATGGAAGTTTGTCAGCCATTATCTCTTTAAGAAATCCTCAACCGTTGGCATTTGTAGCTTACGCCGTGCAGTTCTAATCTTTGCGCGACTGACACGACGATGCTTAGTTATACGCTTCACCTTACCAGTGAATTTCTTAGCCATTTCTATTTCTCATACGACTAAAGATACTACCACCCTGAGTAGGAGCAACAGAAGCAGCTCCCGGTGTAGGCGGCGCTCCCATACCTGCTATATCCTGACTTGGTAATTCATATCTACCAGCTTCAGGCTGTGTATTCATCCTGAACTGATTATTTAGTGCTTCAGCATTAGGAGGTATATTGCCACCACCCATTACAGGTGGTTGTCCTGCCTGGCCTATTTGACCACCGCCCTGCATTCTCATTATCGCTTCTAGAAGTCCCTGATTCTGAGAAGGTCCAATAGATGATGCAGCAGCCATTTCTGGTAATGCACCACCATTAGGATTAGGAGAGCCCATCATAGGAGGATTTAATCCCATGAATGGAGGTTGTCCCTGACCAGGAAATTGCGGTCTATTAAAAGCAGCATTAGGATTCTGTTGACCTTGATTCTGCTGAGCTTTATTTCTTAATGCTGCAAATAGTCCCTGTATTCCACCAGCAGGACCCTGTGGTTGTTGTGCTTGTAACCACGGCATAGAGTTCCCACCATATGGAGCAGCATTACCACCACCGACAGGACCCCACATACCCTCGTATGGATTAGTGGGTGCCTGACCCTTCATACCGGGCATGTCATTTTTTGCCATGTTTCCTCGTTGGTCCTACTGCTTTTCTAGCATTAGCAGTGGCATAGAAAACTTGCTCACCCTTTTTTTCACCATAGCGAGATTTCATGGATGCCATGACTTTCTCGCCTTTACCCTTGAAATATTTATTCAATGGCACTGCTTGTCATCCTTACTGATAGGTCGTCTTTGTTACCAGAAAGGCCCGTTTCTCTTTCTACTCTAGCTATATCTTCCTCACGCTTTAGTTTAGCTAATCTTATTGCTTCCTCTCTACTCTGTGCTTCTAGTTCTGCGCGTTTAGAAGCCCAAGTCTTATTCTTTATCACGACTGGTTCATCTGATATTATAGGAACAGGAATTTCTTTTGGTTTCCTTTCCTCCAACATCGTATGAAGCAGTAAATCTTTCTCAGTTCTTGTAGCAGCAATCTGTTCTCTCAAAGAATCCATCATTATGTCGTAATGCTGCTTCAATAATTCTAAAGCAGAGTTACTCTGAGCCTTAATCGACTCGACATGTTGATAATGTTGCTCCTTAAGATTACCTAAAGCAATCTTATGTTCTTCCCTTAATGCTTGGCATGAAGGACAAGGTTCCTCTTTAAGTTTGAATATCATTTTATCTTCTCCTAGCATATCGTCTAACAACTAACGATGAGTCTCGTGGACCCCCACGACCTTCTAGAAATTCTGCCCTTCGGTAATATGCAGTCCAGTCATTTGACTCTTGCAACTGCTGAGTTAATGCCTCTGCTTGCTGCATCTTGTCATACTCAGCCCTCGATTCATCGAAGAATCTATCAGCAGCATCTATTAAATATCTAACCGTATCGTAAGGGTCATCACCTGGGAATTCCGCTACGTCCTGCGGATTATCAGGGTCATAAGAGCAAGCCCTAATAGCATCAACCAACTTCTTACAAGTATTAAATATCTGTAGCTTTGGCAGATTTTCTTCTGCTTCAGGTGGTTCAAATGACTTAAGATATTCATGATAATCCTTTAACGATTTCTGTCTCAGCAGAGATTGCGCGAAATCTGGGTCGTATGCAGCTAATTCTCGCTGAGGAATATACTTAGGTTTCCACCTGAGATATTCATGCAATAACATCTTCCCAGCAACACGACTCCCCGCCTTGTTCGTAGTAAGATTGCAGTTGACACCAAGTGCGTTGTTAATCTCCGATTCAACCGTATGAACTTGTCCTCTGTCTTGATGAGAAGATTGGCATAGTTGTATTTGACGGGGGTTCTCCGTTTCGATGAATTCTCTAACATATGGAGCCCACTCTAATATACGCTGTTTCTGCCACAATTGTTCGCGATATATATAGACTCGTTTAGATGGTGATATCGCCCCGTAGAGCACACATGTAAATGCTGGTGGTGCGAAGCCCCAATCGATAGCGTAGATTCGGGGCCACCATGTCGGTATATCGAAAGGCTCAATAACATGTATAGCATTATCAGGCTCATCAGGATATTTCCTATCTCTGAACTCGTCGAAAACCTGTCCTTCATAGGCGGACCAATCACCGCCTAATTTAGCCTTACGTTCGGCTTCTGGTAGGCTTTCAAGTGACTTAATATATTCAGGGTCTACATAGGGATTATCTTTAATCGTAGCCGGTATGAAAATTCTCTTAATACCAGCTTTATTCTGTAATATCTCGAAACCCTGCGGGCATGGGTCTATGAATCGCTTACGAACCCAAGTGTGTCCAATATTTCCAGGGTTACTTGCACTTCTAACAATTGCAGGTAAGTCCGAATAGATTGTTGTTCTGCAACGCTCAAGTGTGATATATAGATATTGCCATTCGGTGAAGGAGGTAAGTTCATCAAACCCAACATAGTTGGGCTGCATGGTATCGTAATTGTGAACATGGTCCTCATCTTCACAGTGTCCGAAGAAGAATAGAGCACCTGCCCCCATAGGAGACATTGACCTATTCTTGTTTGGAAAAGTCCAGAGTTTCTTAGACTCATTAAACTTAGCACCAAGTAATGGAAAGAATTGATGACTGCGCGGGATTATTTCATTCTCTAATTGCTTAAATGTTCGTCTTAAATATAATCCCTTGAATCGAGGATTTTCATGCAGTTTATGAATGACAGGATATAGCATTAATACGTCGGATTTGCCAGCCATTAAAGCTCCGGCGTAGAATGCCTCCTTTACAGAAAATGGAACCGATAGGAATGCCTCCTGTTTAGGTGTAGGCACCCATCGATTAGCATCACTAAGCATTACTTATTCAACGTCTTAGTAATGCCAGCGAGCAATTC